ACATTGCCACATTGAACCGTGTGATTTTGCCAGTGATCCGTCGTGTGATGCCAACAGTTATTGCTAACGAGTTGGTCGGCGTTCAGCCAATGACAGGCCCAGTTGGTCAGATCCACACTTTGCGTGTGCGTTATGCCAACACAATGACTGACAACTCAGCAGCCGCCACAAGCACTGCCGCTGGTCAAGAAGCATTGAGCCCATTCTTGATCGCTCAAGCATATTCTTCAGCATCTAGCGTAACTGCTGGTACTGTTGACCCAACTCAGAACATCTACACTGGTGCTAATACATCTGTGTTAGAAGGTTCTGGTGGTCGTCAAATTTCCGTGCAAATCTTGAAGCAGGCTGTTGAAGCCAAGACTCGCAAGTTGCAAGCACGTTGGACTTTTGAAGCCGCTCAAGACGCACAAGCAATGCATGGTATCGACGTAGAAGCCGAAATCATGGCTGCTTTGGCTCAAGAGATTACTGCTGAAATTGACCAAGAGATTCTTTTGAGTCTCCGTAGTTTGGCCGCAACTGAGTACACATACAACCAAGCAACCGTTTCAGGTACTGCTACATTTGTTGGTGACGAACACGCCGCTTTGGCTGTTTTGATCAACCGTGTTGCTAACTTGATTGCCCAACGTACACGTCGTGGCGCAGGTAACTATGCTGTTGTGAGTTCTGCAAGTTTGACAGTGTTGCAATCTGCAACTACTTCTGCTTTTGCACGTACTACAGAAGGTACTTTCGAAGCACCTACAAATACCAAGTTTGTTGGTACATTGAACGGCGCAATGCGTGTGTTTGTTGACTCTTATGCAAGTGACACAACTCCTGTGTTGGTTGGCTACAAGGGTTCAAGCGAAGCAGACGCTCCAGCATTCTACTGCCCATACATCCCATTGATGTCAAGCGGTGTTGTGTTGGATCCAACAACCTTTGAACCAGTCGTGTCATTCATGACACGTTATGGCTTCATTGAATTGACCAACACTGCCAGTTCATTCGGCAATGCTGGCGATTATGTTGGCGAGATAGCCGTGAGCAATTTATCGTTTAGTTAAGAACTATTCTTATCTACACGATATACAAAAACGCCCTTCGGGGCGTTTTTTATTGACTCTGTTATGTTGGTGAAATCGCACTCTATCATAAATAAAAATATGAAGCCATACACCTATCTAATTAAACATCGTCCTACTGGTAAAGTTTATTACGGATTTAGATCAGCCAACAAGTTAGATCCTCACAAAGACCTTTGGAAACATTATTTTACAAGTAGCCCTCGGGTACAACAACTAATAAAAGAAACCGGAGCAGATAGTTTTGATGTAGAAATACGCAGAGTGTTTGAATCTAAAGAGCAAGCAAGTGCTTGGGAAACTCGTGTTTTAAATCGTTGTAAAGTATTACACGATGACCGTTGGTTAAATCAAAACATAGCAGGATATATTGTTCCTACAGAAGAAAGTAAGAAAAAGATTAGTAATTTTCATAAAGATAAACCTAAGACTGATCAACACAAACAAAATCTTAGCAAATCACAAAAAGGTAAACCTAAATTAAATTCTAAAAATCAAACTCCTGAATACCGTGCATTAATGTCTAAACTTAAATCAGGAGAAAATAATCCAATGTTTGGAAAAGGATGCACTCCTGAAAGGGCCGCAAGAATAGGAGCCGCTAACAAAGGAAAAGTTCCGATCAATAAAGGCAAGCCAATGAGCGAAGAACAAAAAGCAAAGATTAGAGCAACTATTGCCGCCAAGAAAAAATAAATATCTAACAACATCCCCGGGATGGGAAGTTTTGGCACCCCCTGGGGTGCTTTTTTTTAAATCTTAAACCAACCTAAAAACTTTTCAATCTTGGCCATTGGCGCAGACCAGTCGCCGTACTTTTCTTGACGGAATAATCTAGCAGTAGTATACCAAGGTGAATCATCACGATTCTGCATCCAGCGCCAGCAAGGACCGTATGAATTGAGTGGAATCCACACAGGACGACCCATGGCACCTGCCAAGTGAGCGGCTGCTGTGTCTACAGAGATCACAAGATCTAGATGATGCATTAGTGCGGCTGTGTCAGCAAAATCCATGATAGTACCAGGGTAGCACTCTACTCCTGCTGCCTTGACCACTGCCGCATCTTCTTCACTGGCGTCTACTTGTAAACTAACCCATTGGTGTTCGGGAAACTTTCGCACAAGTGCGGCCATGGTTTGTGCTGGCATACTCTTGTGCTGATTGATCCATGAATCTTTACGTCCTGACCAAGCAACGCCAATCCTCATGCGATTTTTTGGAACACCTAATCTCTCGGACCAGACTTTCACACGTTCCGGGTCAGGTTGCACATACTGCAAATAGTGTTGTACATTTTCCAACTTCATGTTTAACAGTCTAGGTAGGCTCATCATGGCAACCCAGTAATCAAAAGGACCGATTACATCTTCTGTATTGCAGGTTACTTCTAAAATTGCCGGCGGAGTATTAATCAGCAAAGGTTTGATTCCTGGACTCACATGCAGTCTAATTTTTGCACCCATGTCTTGAAGATTACCACAAAATCTCAAGAATTGAATTTGATCACCTAGTCCTTGCTCGCCGATGACCAGGATAGTTTTGTCACGCAGGTCCTCACCTGACCACTCAGGACTGGGTAGTCGGGGTTTGGTACCATCTAGGTGTTCATAACGCCAACGGCTTTCATACAACTGCCACCCTTGTTCATAGTTTCCTAACATCAACTGTGCTACCGCTAGATTGAATTCTGCTGTGACACTAGCGGGATCTAAAAGTCTTGCAGTTTCCAAAAAAGGAATGGCACGTTGTGTATGTCCCATTTCTCTTAGCACATTGCCGTAGTTGTTGAATGCGCCTGAATGGTTGGGATCTTGTACAAATGCCTGTGCATAAAATGCAATGGCCTGTTCAGGATTGTGTTGTTCTCTGGCCAGGTTACCACTGGCAATCAAGTCGTTTGTGTTCATGAAGATATTTAAGAAAACAGCCATGCCGGGTAAAATAAAACTGTTTTTCATAAATACTTGTCAACGCAATACTGCGTTTTATGCGGCGATTAACCCCACCGCGTAGTGCCTAGAACGCACATAGGGCTTCTATAAGGAGAAATCAAATGGGAAGAGCACTTAAAATTCAAAAAAACAACGTTGGTTCTGGATCTACTGTCACAGGTAACCCTCCAGTAACAACCTACAACCAAACCATCTTGACTGATGCTGGTTTTCCAAACTTTGGCAGTTTGACCTCACCAGCAACTCCATATAATTCAGCCAACACATTCAATTCAGATCAGTTTGTGGGTGTGGTCGGTGGCATATTTACTACCAGTACTCCAAGTGCAACTTTTCCAGAAATTTTCTGTCTGGTTAACATTGTTTTGGCTGACGGTACAAGTACCTTTGATATTGCCAGCGAGTACGCAGGTCGTATTATCCGTCAAAAAGGTTCGCACAAGTTCCTAGTTGCATACACATACGCAAGCACTGCCGACGAAGCCATGATTATTGGACAGGCCTATCAAGTGGCTTCTGTTGGCACTACTAACTGGGCTGCTTGCGGCGGCAGCGCCGATACTGCTGTGGGTGACATCTTTACTGCTACTGCTGTTGGTTCTGGCACAGGCACAGTATATCCAGTGGGACAATGTGTGTTGTCAAACACAGCCACACCAGCAGCCGGTAACATGAGTATTGAATACTCAGTAGGCGACTCAGCCGCTGTGTATGCCAGTTACATTACCAACAAGTGGATTCGTGACTGGAACGGCATGACTTATGGCACTTACAGCAGTAGCAACCTTGGCGAAAACATCTACTCAAGTGAAAACTTCTATGTAACCAACTTCTTCACCGACGAAGGTACAGTCACATGGTCTGGTGCAGAGATTATCAACGGTGTGGAAGCACCAAACGGTAGTTTGCAGTTGGCTCAAGTGGTCAACGTTACAAGTTAATTTGTGGCACCCCAACATCCTCCTTGCTAACTACAAGGGGGATTTTTTATGACTCGAGCATTTGTATGTGGCAACGGTATCAGTCGACAAGCCGTGGATCTAACGCAATTAAAACTGTTAGGCAAGATCTACGGCTGTAACGGGCTCTACAGAGATTTTGAGCCTGATTGTCTTGTGGCCACAGACAAACCCATTGCTGAAACCATACAGAATTCAGGTTACAGTGCCGCACATAGATTTCACACTCGCAAGCCCATCCCAGGCCTAGGAGCGTTGCCTGTGCCTAAAAAGTATCACAGCAACAGTTCTGGACCCATAGCCACTGCTCTTGCGGCGCTAGATGGGTGTAAAACTATCTATATGTTGGGATTTGATATGGGACCTACTGTGAATCAAAAATTCAACAATGTATACGCAGGTACAGATTTTTACAAACGCCCAGATGCCGCACCAACCTACACTGGCAACTGGGTCAAACAACTGTGTGCAATCTCTCAAGATTTCCCACAAACAAATTTTATACGTGTGTGCGGTTCATCCACAGCAGACATACGAGAATTAAAATACCTTAACAATCTAGTTCATATACCCATGCAAATGTTCTTAGATCGTGTGACAACCGGCCAAGAACTGTAGTATTTTTACAATCTCAGAGTATATTTGATTTCGGTAAATACACTCAGAGACACTAATTTATGACACAGTATATCATTGACACTGGCGCTGCCCCTGATGACGGACAAGGTGATCCGTTACGAACTGCGTTTACCTATACCAATCAAAACTTTGATCAGATTTTTGCGGCCGGTCCAGTACTCAGTAACATTCAAATTGGTAATACTACTATTACCACCACAATACTCAACAGTAATCTAATACTGAGCCCGTCTGGAATTGGACGAATACAACTCAACAACACACTGTTTCCTAGACTGGGCGATGTTTACGATATAGGTACGCCTAGTTTACGTTTCAATTCTATCTATTTGGGAACTGGTGGAATTGATACGACTGGTGGAATAACAACCACAGGCAACGTCACAGCCGGATATTTCATTGGCAATGGCAGCCAACTCACAGGTATTGTGGCCACAACTGGTAGTCAAGTTGTAAACGGTAACAGTAATCTTGATATTCCATCTGCTGGATCCAACATCTTTGTCACTGTCAACGGCACCAGCAATGTTGTGACATTTGCCAGCACCGGTGTGTATGTTGCTGGCACAGTAAGTGCAACTGGCAATATTGCTGGCAACTATATTTTAGGTAACGGTGCGTTACTAACTGGTATCAACATTGGTTACGGCAACAGTAATGTGGCTGCCTTCTTGCCTACCTACACAGGTAACTTGGTTAGTTTAACCGGACCAGTAACAACCACAGCCAATGTTACAGGTGGTAATCTAAGAACTGCCGGCCAAATTTCGGCAACAGGTAACATCACTGGTGGTAACATCAACACTGGTAGATTAAATGCTGGATATATCACTACAGGTACTACCATAAGTGCGATAGGCAACATTACCACCAGCGCATATTTTATTGGTGATGGTAGTCAACTTACAAATCTACCAGCAGGAAATTACAGCAATGCCAATGTGGCTGCCTTTTTGCCCACCTATACAGGTAACCTAGTTAGTCTCACTGGACCGGTAACTACTACTTCTAACATAACTGGTGGCAATTTACGAACAACAGGACAGATATCAGCCACCGGAAAT